GTATAGGAGAGGTGATACTTATGAGCAATTAAATGTATCTGAAAGGTGATGATTTAAGTGCTTATAAATGTATCTGAAAGGTGATGATTTAAGTGCTTATAAATGTGCTGAGGTGTTGTGATCTAAGGCTGCAAGCTATCACACTTCCGCGCAAATGTCAACCCCCCGAAATTATCAGAAAATCCCCACATAAGACGCACAAAGTATCAGAGCACCGAATAAATACTCCCACCCCCTTGACAACCAAGACAGGGCATCTTAGGATACTCACATACACATTCGGAGCAGTACTTATGTCAGTTGCGTATCATCAAGCACAGAAGCAGCGTTATAGAGTGACTCTTGAATTGGACGTTCTGAGTGACTTCGATCCGCATCAATTAGACTGGGAGAAGTTATTCAAGCTGGAACCTGCTGAACACTGTGATGCGTATGTAGAGGACTTAAGTACACCTGATCGCTGGTGACAGTAACTAACAGTGAGGCCTCTAAAGTGTCTCTATAGTGTAAGGCACACCTCACTGAATGACTGCCACTTTCCAACGCAATCTCACCGACACTGAGTATAACGGTTGGACGAATTATGAAACCTGGAATGTTGCTCTGTGGATTCAGAATGACTATGGTTTCTATAGTCTTGCAACGCACTGTAAGGATTACTCTGAGTTCGTAGATGCAGTCGAAGGACTTATCTCTAAGACGCCTGATGGAGTATCATTCAACAGTGATAAGTTGAATCACCACGAACTCAACGAAGTCTTCGAAGATCTCTGAGTTCGTTATCAGTCTACCACACACCTTCGTTATCAACAATCATGCGTTACATTCCTCAGTCTCGTTATAGCTTTGATGAGATCTGTGAGCAATGCCGTGCCGCAATCAATCGTCCCCCTAGTGTAAAGCAAGCAAGCACAGTTCCTTATAACGAAGTGCAGCGATTCTTTGCTAAGTGGGAAGAGTTGAGCACTGCACGGTAGGTAACACACAGGGGAATGAGATGTGCCCCTATAAAGACACTCACTCAACACACACATTCTAACACAAAACACACAAAATGTCCAAGCAAGTTCTCATCTCTCTTCTGGCACAAGGTAACAACGGCAACGAGATTCTGCAGATTCTGGATACTCTCGCTGCTGATGTTGTGAGTGATACTGAGGAGGAAAGTATCGAGTTCTGATTAACAGTCAAGGGTGCTGCGGTGGTTGACACTGTGGCACCCTTATGTTATGATTGGTGATATCGTCGTGCGGCAGTGTTTTTGCGGCGGGGCGTTATAGCGGCGGGCGGCGTAGCGGTTATAAAAACGCTTAAGTCCCTAACCTACAGAGGTGACAAAACGCGAGCTAAATATCATTCTAGTAAAATTTTTCCGGAGTATTTTTTGAGTGTTTGGTTGGATTCATAGAAACGGTAAAAGTCGTCCCAATAAGAACAAAGCAAAGGGATCTGCAAGAACCTGCGCTCAAAAAAATGCGGCACGAAAACGTAAAAAGAAAAAGTAATAAACCTTCATATATAATGCAATGGTGATCGATCTTGCCATTCAAAAAATTTCGGAAAAAATTTTACATGGAAAAGGTTTATCACATCTATGCAAAAGATAGATGTTTATTTCACTCAATTAAAGAAGAAGATTTCCATGCAACATGGACGACGATCAATAATATGGTTGGTATTATGAAAACTGACTATGCTGTTGAGGATTTGTCATATGAGGAATTGTTAATACACAAAGATGTATCTCTCAATTCATCTCATTGACAAGTCATATATAAACTGTTAAAATTGAAATTGAAGAGTTTATTCACTTATGGCAAAAGGATTTACTGTTAAAACTGTAGCACCAAAAAAACAAGAAGCTGAATGGGATTACGATAAAATTCGTGAGAGAATGAAAGGTAAGACAATTGTATTCTGTCTGCCTGGCAGAGGTTGTTCTTTTATTTTTCTGAAGAATTTCGTACAACTCTGTTTTGATCTCGTACAAAACGGAATGGCAATTCAGATTTCTCAAGACTATTCATCGATGGTGAATTTTGCACGATGCAAGTGTCTGGGAGCAAATGTTCTCAGAGGACCTAAGCAAATTCCCTGGGATGGCAAACTGAAGTACGACTATCAACTTTGGATTGATAGCGATATCGTCTTTGACACTGCCAAGTTCTGGCAGTTGTGTGATCTCGCTCTTTCCGAAGATGGCACAGAACGTGAAATTACTGCAGGGTGGTATTGTACGGAAGATGGAGCAACCACTTCTGTAGCACATTGGCTAGAAGAAGATGATTTCCGCAAGAATGGTGGAGTCATGAATCATGAAACTCTGGAAACCATGGCAAAGCGTCGTAAGCCCTTTACGGTTGACTACACTGGTTTCGGATGGGTGATGATTAAGCACGGTGTCTTTGAGAATCTCGAATATCCTTGGTTTGCTCCAAAGATGCAAGTCTTCGAATCTGGCAATGTTCAAGACATGTGTGGTGAGGACGTTTCATTCTGTCTTGATGCAAAAGATGCAGGATTTGAAATCTGGTGCGATCCTCGTATTCGCGTTGGACACGAAAAGACTCGTATTATCTGATATGAGTAAGTACTACGATATCTTATACAAAGAGCGTAGAATTTATAAAAACCTCAGTGCAGAAGATTGTACTGAGGTTCTACAAGACTTCTCAGAGAAGTTTTATAACGGTGAAGATATTGATCTAAATGAACTTAGAGTGGAGGAAAATGAATGGCAAGAAAATCTCTGAGCGGCTCAGTACAAATTGAATCGCATCCAAAAAATACACGACAGGGACTCGGGAAGAATACAAAGTATGCTGCAACCAGCAGAAACAAAGCAAAGAAACCTTATCGAGGACAAGGTAAATAATCTTTCAAGCACTCCTAGTTTAGGAGTGCTTTTTTTATAGACTTATAGATAGCATATACCGGATGCGTCGTTTCTCGCTTGAAGGAATCCAAAAAACCGGAAACCCCACGTATAGAAAATATCTGAATGGCTTACTTAAATCACAATCTTCCAACGATTACTTGTTATATTCGTAACGAATTTCTCTATAATCATAAAAAAGGACATGGAGAGGTAACTTTATGCGACGTACACTCCGTAGCGTCCTTAGAGAAGCGTGTACCCCTCTTTGAAGCGTTTTTAGAGAACGGGGTGAACTGGACAAGAAGACCCATTCATGCGTTTTGTTGGAAGCCTGATGCACCTTTACCAAAATTAGAAGAATGTATGTGGTGGGATTGCTTTTCTCCCTACGTTGATGTTCAAGTCCGCTCTCGTCTCGCTGGATTACGTGCAGAACTAATCAATTATCGCGGAGAAAAGAATGAGGGAACCTATATGTTTACTCTTGATTGGTCGTGGGAATCCAAATCCACGTTAAATACCAATTTCAGTGAGACTCCAGAGCATAAATGTGCTCATTTTTTCAGAATGGATAATGGAAATTTCTATGCATATCCAAATAATAAGATTTTATGGTACGATGATGCATGGATTCGCAATCGAATTACCAAAAACCCAGGGTATGAAATTGATTTAACCGAATATTCCGTTGAAAATCGTCGTAAAATAGAGACATCTGACGATTTTATGTACGAAATTAAAGAAATTCGGGATAGCAACCCCGTAAAAAGTTCTGATTTAACAAAATCAGGAGCAAAAAATGACACAGAAAATGCTGAGAGAGATCGCAAATGACGATTTAACTCCCAAAAAGCACGATTTTCATCACCAAAATGAAATTCATGAAAAAATTCGCAATGATGATGACTATGATGACTGGGAATATGGGACGGAACCCATCTACGAAAGTAAAAAATGACGAATAAATAAGTTATAATTATAAAATTTTTAATATTTCAATGCCTCTACAAAGGGTAAGTCAAGGTTTTAGAGATTTAAGCATGTCATTTCAGGAAAATCCCCTGAATTTGGATTTAATTGGCATTAAAGATGCCAATGCGATTGCTAGATCAGTCAAAAACATTGTATTTACCCTTCCTGGAGAGAAATTTTTTAACCCAAATTTTGGATCAAATATCACATCTTCTCTTTTTGAGAATATTGATGAGTTTTCTGCTGTTACAATCAGAGATGAAATTAGAAATTCAATTGAAAACTATGAATCAAGAGTTAGATTGATTGATGTTATTGTAACTCCACAATATGATGATTATAATTTTAACGTCATTGTGCAATATGAGATAATTGGAGCGAATATTCCTCCTCAACAATTAGAATTTGCTCTTCTTCCCACAAGATAAATGGCACTACAAAATTTTACTAGTTTAGATTTTGATCAAATTAAAATAACACTTCGAGATTATTTAAAATCGAACTCGAATTTTACTGATTATGATTTTGAAGGATCAAATCTTTCAACAATTTTAGATCTGTTGGCATATAACACGTATATTACGTCTTATAATGCTAATATGATTACGAATGAAATTTTTATTGATAGTGCAACTTTAAGAGAAAACGTCGTTTCTCTTGCGAGAAATATTGGATATCTTCCTCGCTCAAAAAAATCCTCAACAGCAACAATTACTTTTTTTGTAGATACAACTAACGTATTTCCAACACCATCATCGATTACATTGCAAAAAGGTATTGTCGCATCAACTTCTGCACAGTTTGGAAGTTCTTCTTATGTTTTTTCAATCTTAGATGATATTACAGTTCCTGTTATTGATAACATAGCATTGTTTTCAAATATTCAAGTCTATGAAGGTAACGTAATCGATCAGTTTTTTACCTACACTTCAAGGCAACCAAACCAAAGATTCATTTTAGATAATCCTGGAGTTGATACTGATAAAATTGTTGTTAGTGTTAGAAGTAGTGAAAATTCAAATATCTCAGTTAAATATGCATTTCAAGACAGTTTATTTGATATAAGCGGAAATTCAAAAGTATTCTTCCTTCAAGAAGCTGAAGATGAGAGATATGAATTAATCTTTGGTGACGATATTTTTGGCAAGAAACTTGAAGATGGTAATTACATTCAAGCATCTTATCTTGTTACAAATGGCGACAGCGCAAATGGGATCGAAAGTTTTTCTTTCAGTGGTAGACTTGTCTATACAAGAAATGGCGAAGAATATGTAGTATCAACTGGAATCTCCCTTCTGACTACAGAAATTGCCTCTAGAGGGGGTGAAATGATTGAGGGTGTTGAGTCAGTCAAAAAATATGCACCGCGTATCTATTCATCTCAAAATAGAGCTGTTACAACGAATGATTACGAGACACTTATACCTGCGAAGATCTATCCAGATACCGAATCAATTTCTGTTTTTGGTGGAGAAGATGTAGTCCCTCCACAATATGGAAAAGTTTTCATTAGTATCAAACCAAAGACAGGAGATTTTCTTCCAAATATCATAAAAGATAATATTCGCAGAGACTTAAAAAAATATAGTGTAGCGGGAATTGTTCCAGAAATTTTGGATCTTAAATATCTGTATATTGAAGCAGAATCGCAAATTTATTACAATAGTAATTTTGCTCCAAGTGCTTCATATGTTTCTTCCGTTGTTCAAAACAATGTAACTTCTTATGCCGAATCTTCGGAATTAAATAAGTATGGTGCAAGATTTAAATATAGTAAATTTTTGAAAATAATTGATGAAAGTCATGATTCAATCACATCAAACATTACGAAAATTCAAATGAGGAGAGACTTAAGAGTTACTCTCAATACATTTGCAGAATATCAGATTGGATTCGGCAATAGATTTCATATTAAAAATACAAACGGATACAATATCAAATCTTCTGGATTTAGAGTTGCTGGGTTCAATTCTATAATTTATCTTGGAGATTTGCCAGATGTAAACCAAGATACCGGATCAATATTTTTCTTTACTTTAGATACTCCAACAGCAACAAACCCATCAATTTTGCAGAGAAATGTTGGAAGAATTGATTATGTAAATGGAATCATTACATTAAATCCAGTAAACGTAATTTTTGCTCCAAATAAAAATGGACAACCAACAATTGAAATATCTGCCATACCACAATCAAACGATGTAATTGGATTACAGGATCTTTATTTGCAACTAGATATTAGTATGAGTAGTTTTGAAATGGTTCCAGATAAGATATCTTCTGGATCCGATCCGTCAGGAACTACATATATTACATCATCAAGCTACAAAAATGGGATTTTAGTAAGAGCATAAAATGTCAGAGAAAAGAGTACCCTTTAACATTGTCGTAAAAAGTCAATTCCCTTCATATATTGAAGAAGAATCTCCATTATCTTTAGAATTTTTCTCTGAATATTATAAGTCGCAAGAATACTATGGTGGATCCATTGATATTCTTGAAAATCTGAGCGACTATAATAAATTAGACACTCTTACACAATATTCTAATAGTACAGTTTTAACTTCAGATATTTTATTCTCGGATACCGAAATAACAGTTGACAATACTAGTGGATTTCCAAGTAAATATGGATTACTTAGAATTGACAACGAACTAATTACATACATTTCAAAAACAGACACAACTTTTTCTGGTTGTCTTAGGGGATTTTGTGGGATTAATTCATTTACAAGTTCAAATAATCCAGAAGAACTTGTTTTTTCGGAATCAAACTCAGATGATCACTCTTCTGGAACAATTGTAGAGAATATCAGTTCTCTCTTTCTTAAAGAATTTTTAAAAAAAATTAAAAAACAGGTAGCTCCTGGGTTTGAAGGCAGAGATTTTTACTCAACTCTTAATCAATCGACTTTTATTAAGCAATTAAAAGATTTTTATTCAAGTAAAGGAACTGATGAGTCATTCAAAATTCTCTTTAAAGGACTTTATAACGAAGAAGTAAATGTTTTAAAACCAAAAGATAAACTTATTCGTCCATCGGATGCTAGATATCAATTAACTAAAGATATTATTGTAGAAGCAATATCCGGAGATCCGAATGATTTAGTTAATTCTACTCTTTTTCAGAATGAATACGGCAATATTCAAAAAGCATATGCGCCTGTAGGAAAAGTTGAAAAAATTCAAGCTGGATTATCGACAGCAAATTATTACAAACTCAGTTTTGACGCAAATTATAACAGAGATATTAGCGTAAGTGGATCTATATATGGAGATTTTACAGTTCACCCTTACTCTAGGGTAATCGGAAACATTTATCCTGGATCGACAACGATTGATGTAGATTCAACTGTTGCATTTCCTAGTAGTGGGGAATTGTCCGTAATTTATAATGATGGTTCTGTTGGAGTTGTAAGTTATAGATCAAAATCATTAACTCAATTTTTTGATTGTTCATCAATCAATCAATTAATCTTAGATAAGTCTCCCGTTGGAATCAACACGTATGCCTATGGTTATTCAAATAATAATCAAGATGAATTAATAACAGTTAGGATAACCTCTGTTATTAAAGATTTTAATTTACCAGAAGAATCTTACGGATTTGAAGCAAAGGATACAATTTTAATTAAAACTTTAGGTGGATATTATGATGATAAAATATCAAATAATTGGGCTTATAATATTTGCCCAACATACAGCGTTGAAAAAATAGAAATTTCTGATATATCCGACAATAGTTATGTTATTACTCTTTTCGATCTCCATGTTTTTAGGACAGGAGACAAATTAACGTTTAGATCAAATTCTGGAGAGGAATCCGAATCTGAAGTAGTAGATATTTTAGGTGAGAATATTATTCTAGTTAAAGGACAGGGTGTTTTATCTCTCACAACAAGATATACTGTAACAAGAAAACCTTTGAAGGTTAACTCTTCATTCTTTACAGAATTAACATATTTAAATGCAAATGTTCAAAATGTCTATAGAGATAAAGAAAAACTATTAATATCTTCCCCATCTATTCCATATTATAGCAATCAATCATTAAATGTAACTGATAACGCAGTAGTTTTTTCTGGAACTTTTGATGGATCTATTTTTAACATTTCCCCAAGTAGAGATCATGGATTTTACACTGGAGATGCGGTTTATTATACTCCACAGAAACAAGTTACTATACAAACTGATGAGACTGGAGCAGAAGTTGAATCAACTACAATTTTAAGTTCTCTGGGATCCAATTTCGATGAAGGACTATACTTTGTAAAGAGAGTAGATGAAAATAATATAAGACTTGCCAGAAGTAGATCAAACCTTTTCAATGGAGATTTTCTTTCAACGGATATTTTGACTAGTGTATTTGATAATAAATTAGAACCATATAAAACCCAAGGAAAAAGATTAACCACACAAAATCTTCTGAGAGAAGTTTCTCCGCCGATTAATGATGGAACAATATATGAAACTAATCCAGGTAAAACCGGAATATTAATTAATGGGGTAGAAATTTTAAACTATAAAGGTTCCGATACTCTTTATTACGGTCCAGTTGAAAAAGTTAATGTTGTTGCTGGAGGACAAAACTATGATATTATAAATCCACCGATTTTAAAAATTTCTGATATCGTTGGAACTGGGGCTACTGGACATTGTTCCGTTATTGGAAACTTAAAAGAAATAAGATTAATAGATCGTGGATTTGATTACACAGACACTCCGATTATAAAAATCACAGGAGGCAATGGAGAGAATGCGAAAGCTGAAGCAAAATTAAAAGCAATAGTACATAATGTAGTATTTAATTCGGGTGTATATGCAAATTTGGTGGGAGTTGGAACAAATATTTCAACTATAGGTTTTACAACCTATCATAAGTTTAGAAATGGTGAAAAAGTAGTTTATAAAACGGATGGACAACCTCAAATACTAGGATTAACAACAGATGCATCATATAATGTTAATGTTGTAGATCCTTACACTGTTAAACTTCACTTAAATGAAAATGATGCTATATTGGGGATCAATACCGTATCTCTTTTGGAATATGGAGTTGGTAATCATTCTCTTACATCAGTTAACAATAAACTAATTATCGACACAATTGTAGTTACAAATTCTGGATCTAATTATGAAAACAAGAAAAGAACAACCCCCTCTTCTGGAATTAATACCGCTTCAAATTCTGTCTTCATTTCTGCACACGGTTATAAATCTGGCGAAGTAATTAAGTATAACGTTGATGGATCTCCAATTTCGGGATTAACAACAAATACTGAATATTATGTAACAAAGGTAGATGAAAATTCTTTTAGATTATCTCTAGTTGGATTGGGAACTGGCAATCAAGATTACTATTATAGAACAAAACAGTTTATCAATTTCAATTCTATTGGGGTTGGAACACATATTTTTAATTATCCAGATATTTCAGTAGAAGTTATTGGATCTGTTGGAGTATCATCATTACCTCAAGAAAATTTTAAGGCTAAAATTCAACCAATTTTTAGAGGAGAAGTCACTTCTGTACAACTGACTAATAATGGTTCTAATTATGGATCTGAAGAGGTTCTTAATTTTTACAGAGAACCTGAAATTAGTTTGTTATTTGGATCAAATGCACAATTAACTGCTGTTGTTTCTTCTGAAGGGCAAATTGCAGAAGTTCTCGTTAATGTTGCTGGATCAAATTATAATTCTCCACCCAATTTACAGATCATTGGTAGTGGAAGAGGCGCAATATTAACCCCCATTATAGAAAATGGGCAGATTAAGTCTGTTAAAGTCATTGAAGGTGGAATAGGATATGGAAAAGACACTACATTTGTTAACGTCATATCTCCTGGACTTGGTGTAGAATTTAAATCGGAAATTAAATCTTGGACTGTTAACCTATTCAAAAAATATCAGTCAAAATTATCTGGAGATGATGGAATTACTGTAGAAGGATTGAATGAAGACTATGGATTACAATATGTACACTTATATTCTCCCAGAAAATTAAGAGAAACAACATACTCTTCTGATCAATCGGGAAAAATTCTCTATAGTAATCCAGATCTTAAAAAATTTGGAAATACTGAAATAGATTCAAAAGATCATTCTCCAATAATTGGATGGGCATATGACGGAAACCCAATTTATGGTCCATATGGGTATACATTAAAAACTGGTGGATCAGTTACCCAGATGAAATCTGGTTATAAGATCAAACTATCTCCAGGAAGACCTTCAACAAATATTTTCCCTGAAGAATTCTTTGTTGAAGATTTTGTATATGAAAAAATTGATGATTAAACGACTCTTGATGAAAATAATGGAAGATATTGCGTAACTCCAGAATTCCCGAATGGAGTATATGCGTATTTTTCTACTTTAAATTCTAGTCCAGATTCTATTGGTGTCTTTAATGGATACAAAAAACCAATTTTTCCGTATTTGGTAGGTAAAAACTATTCTGCAAAACCAAATGAGTTTAATTTTAAAAAATCTTCTAATCAAGATGATGTTGACTTAACTTTTACTAGATGGATAAGAAATACACGTTATTACAATCTCACAAGTAAAACAAGTGAATATGATTATGTAAATATTCCAACAGAATTAAATCAAAAGTCTTTTATTAAGTATGCTTCTCCTGGATTTATAGAGAATGTTGGAATTATAACAGGAGGAAATAATTACAAAGTTGGCGATAGACTGGTATTTTTAGAATCTGATACTGGTGGATATGGCGCAGATGTAAGAGTTTCAAAAATTTTAGGAAAAAATGTAAATTATATAAGCGTAGCCTCAAGTACTATATCCAATGTAGAATTTTATCCTCTTGGAGGAGATGGAAAGTTTACCGCATTTTCACCATCTCCGCACAATTTATACAATAGTGATATTGTAACAGTTTCTGGTTTAAGTACAACATCATCTCTCATTCAAGGATCTTATCCTATTGGAGTTTCTACTGGTGATGTTTATATCTTAAACTCTGATATCGGTTCATCTACAATCACTGGATTAGTAACTTTCTTTAATATCTCCGGAAACTTCAATTTCCCATCTCTTCGTGAAAATGATATCATTGCAATCGGATCAGAACAAGTAAAAGTTTTAAATATTGATAATAAAACATCTAGAATTAGAGCACTAAGAGCTTATAATAACGTTTCATCTGCCCATACTAGCACAACAACTGCTTATCAAATACAAAGAAAACTTTCTATTAATGTTGGTTATAAAACAACGTTTGATTTTAAAATCAATAGAGAGTTTTATTTTGATCCAACAGAGTCACTTGGATTAGGATTAGTTGGTGTTGGCACCACAGTTGCTATATCAAATCCCGGAGCAGGAAATACTCAAATTTACATTCCAATACAGACTATTTATTTGCCAGGACACAACCTGAATACTGGAGATCCTGTTGTTTATAACACAAACACAGGAAGTCCTATAGGAATTTCTACAAATGGTGTAGTATTTAAATCTCTGCAAGATCAGTCATTAGTTTATGTTTCAAAAATTAATGATTATTTGATTGGAATTTCTACAGTGAGGCTTGGTATAGGGACGAATGGTTCTTTTGTTGGAATTGCATCTACAACTAAAAATGATTCATTACTGTATTTTACTGGAATTGGAACAGGAACGTATCATAGTTTTAAAACAGTATATTCAAATGTATTGAGCGGATCACTGCAAAGAAATCTAGTCACAGTTTCAACTGCTCAAACTCATGGTTTAAGAAATGAAGATGAAGTTTTTATAGATGTAAATCCATCTCTAACAACATCATTTGCAGTAAGATATAATGATTATAATAGAAGATTGGTAATTGATCCCAAAGATTTTGTTGCGGCTGGGATTAACACTCAGACATCAGAAATTACAATATCTGATCATAGATTCTACAATGGACAAAAATTAATTCATAATTGTAATGGAACAAGTTATGGATTAGTTAACAATGAAATTTATTACGTAATTTTTGTAGATAAAGATAAATTTAAACTTGCAAGATCTTATGAAGAATCTATAAGCTTATTACCAACACCAATAAAAATTACTAATGGATTTGATGGAACTCTATCACAAATAAATCCAAGACTAGAAGTATATAGAGATTCGACAATTACATTCAGCCTCTCAGATAATTCTCTTTCAGTATCTAATCAGTCACAAAGATTTCCAATTTTTGAATTTAATTTTTATACCGATTCTAATTTTACCAAAAAATTTGACTCAACACAAAGGGAAAATCAATTTGAGGTTAAAAAATACGGTGTTGTCGGAATTTCAACCGATGCAAGGGTAACTCTTACAG